CGCCAAGAGACATACTAATACCAGCGGCAGTACTCTCGCCATTAACCTGACCTGCAATTCCTGCTGAGTCAACGGCTCCTGTTGCTTGCTGTACCATCTGCTGCAAGGCTCCGGCCTGAGCAAAAGTGATTTGATTAACTTGGCCAAAGTTGAAAGGCTGAAGTACTTCACGAGGGTCTCCGCTTGTTAAAATTATCTTACCGGGCCGTACTTCTGGCTTAGACCCTCTAGGTAAGCGCGTAGCGTCCATAGCCATCATTGGATGGATAGTAAGGCTTAGTGCGTCAATACGAGCACGTAATTCAGTGTCAAGGGCTTTCTGACTGTTATAGCCTTTTTCACATACACCACGACCCCAGAAGCGTCCGGGTACTACGTCCCAAGGAAAAGCAATAACAGGTCGGTCCTGCATCATGTAGGGGTTAGCTTCAGCTTTAAGTAAGATACCGCCGTTTGCAATCACTACAACGGCTTCTACGTACTTTGAATCAGACCCTTCCTCACCTACCTCTTCTTCGTCATCGTCGCTCATAGCGGCGTCTAGAAGCTCTCGTGGCACTAAACCATAGTACTTAGTAAGACGTACCTTGTCGTCACTGTAAACAGTAAGGTCTTGGTCAGGCTCTAGGTCTGTATCAGGCGCTGCGTTACCAACGTACACGTCTTTATACACGCCTTGTTCCTGTAGTAGTTCAACATGATGACTACTCACAAACTCATCAACAGCTACACCCATAGCGTCTTCTACAGACGTTGCTACAGGGTCAATTAGGAAGTTCTGAGGAAGCACAGGCTTAAGCTTTACAACTACACGTTCAGTAATGTTTACACCTACTGCTTGTAAATCACCACCCATAACAGGTTGTGTTGCAGGAACCATCTCCTTCATTTCTTCAATGACAATCTCACCAATGCCTGTACCAAACACTGCTGAGTTAATTAAACATTCAGCAACGGCCTTACGTACCATACAGTTTTCAAAGTCTTCTGTAAGCTTATTACGTAGGAACTGTACGTCTTGTTTATCCGTGTCGCCAAAGTTATCACTAACGTCAAACCACTTCCCACGGCCAAACGTCGCTTCTTCTAACTCAGCAACATTAGACTCAACTGCCTGTTGAAGTGCAGGAGAAATAATACGGGAACGCTCAGACCCACGCTCACTGTCAGCAGGATCCCATTGACCACGCCATAATCTATAATATTCTTCAAATTTCTGTTCATAATTGCTTTCGTAGTTATCCCTCCAATCTTCACACTTAGTTATAACCCAATCTTCTAGAGACTCTTGGATCATCAATGGATCTTGTTCATATAGTTCAGTCATATCAGTATCCTGCTACAATATCTAAAATTTCAGGTTCATCGAACTCTATGTCCCCTATACCGTAGGGTACGTTTGCAAGTTGATCGACATAGGATAGTGAATCAACTAAATCATCGTGCGTTAGTGGATCAGGGAACTGAAACAACTGATCTAAGAATCTGCTATTCCATTCGCCCTTGTTTAAGGTAATAGTACCGTTTTCAAACCTACCTTGTAAACTCCACATTATTCTGTCTGTCTTTTTTCTGTTACCGTGCGTTAGTTCTTCAACTCTAAAAAACTGGGCATACTTCTTTTGTAAGTCCATAAGGGGAGACATAACTGCCTGTTTAGCAATTCCTCTTTCAATGCCAACAGAAACAGGGCTGTAATCACGCACAGCTTGAAAAATCTTGACCGCTGTTTCATCTAACGTCCATCGCCCGTATATAATGTTTTCAACAAACCAATCCCCGTTGTCCTCTACTTTTACCACAGAAATGGCTGTGTCATCAAGCTTAGAGTTTTTAGTTCGTTTTTTGTTGACTTCTTCAAAACCCGCTAAGTCAATCGCAATGTAGTACTCGCCTACTTCCGGCGTCTCTTCTGCAAAGCGTACCCAATCTTCTTTGAACATTTCCGAACCACGGGCTTCAAACGACGCCATAAATTCTTGACGAAACGCATAAGATGACATAGAGCGTTTAGCAATGTCGATTTCGTCTGGGTCCAGCAAAGGGTTATCGTATGACGTAAAGTGCCATGCTTTGTAAGTCGGATCATCGTCTAAGTCCGCGTATTTATAAAGGTCATAAAAGTGGTTTCTTCCCATTGGCGTACCAATGAACATTGCGCAGCCCTTTTGGTCAGCCAGAGCTGGTCTCAGGATCTGCTCGAATACGTCAGGTTTCATGTCCGCGTACTCGTCTAACACTAAAAACTTAAGGCTAACACCTCGCATTGTCTCTGGTCTATCAGCACCTTTGAGACTAATGGTGGCACCATTGACAAGCTTAATTTGCAGATTATTAATATGGCTACCGCTAATGACAGGGTGTCCCAAGTCAAGCAAGGTTTGCCACATGATGTCTCTGGCTTGTCCCTGAGTAGGTGCGACGTAAAATACATGGCCTTTGTCTGCCTGAAGTGCGTTTACTATTAACAACCAAGCAGCTAGTCTAGACTTACCTGTCCGTCTACCGGCTGCTACTATTTTAAACCGTGTGTCGTCTGACCATACTTCCTGCTGCCAAGGCAGTAACTCAATATTAAGGTCCACTAGTACGTCCACATCACTGGAGTAGTACCCCTAGTGTCTACGTGAATAAAGTCTTTGGCAATACCTACTCCTGTGAAACCAAGTTTAAGAGCAAGACTGACAAGCTTAAGGCGATCAGCGGCATTAGTTATTTTTATGTCAGCCGCGATCCCTTGGGCATGAGTTCCGGGAACCTCTTTCTTACGCTCTATTGAATGCAGTGTCGGGTGTCTGTATCCACTAGTAATGAAGAAAGGAAATCCACAGTATGCCCTTAACTCATCTAACTTTTCTAGGAACTCCTGTTCCATATTGTTGGTGCCTGATTCCTGACAATCGAATTCTTCTCTGGTGAAATGCTTAAGAGTCATCTTCTACTATTTCCCCTTCGATTATATTAGGTGTTGTAACTTCAGCAGTACCTACACCACTAATATTGATTTGTATAGCGTTCCTACCACCGTCTTTAACAACGTCTTTCTCAAAAGCAGCAACAGGTAGTATACGGTCCATCACAAGTTTCCAAGCAGCAGCCTGATTCTTATGGTCATGGTCCAAAGCAGCATCAAAAATAGTATCAAGTACCTTACGTGACTTAGGACTAGCGAGCATCCTAGCTTTGTACTCGTTGATTATCGCTGCGTCACCCTTGGGTCGGCCTACTACACCCTTGTTTCCGGGCTTTACAGCGGCTACTTCTGACTTCCGGGGTCTGCCACGACCTCTTTTTTTAACAACGTCGGTCATAACATAAATTGTCCCTAAATACAACAATAGTATAACATAAGTTTACACGAAAGTCAAGCTATTTTAGGAGTAAAAGCAGTAATAGTACAAACACGAGTAAAAACAAGGGTTTACATGAGTTTAATTTAAGGGTAATTTTCCTAATTTTGACTTATTTTGTGCGTAAGTGGCTACTACAAAAGTACAACATATGTCAACCCCTCCCCCGGCCCCTTTGTTTACGCGGGTTTCAACAAAGGTTGACATAGGGCGCGGCCTATGGTAGCGACTAGAGTTGGCACGAGTCTTGCATGGGTAAACTTGGCATGGGTTTTGCATGGGTTGACAAGTGTGAGGACTTATGTTGGACCCTATAGCCCTACCTTCTATTACACGCGCACACGCGAATAGCATACGTCAACCAATGCGGTCAATAGTTTATTTGTGGTATTATTTACTGTGTACATCTTGGGTGGTTCCTGTAAGATGGCTTACATCAACTAAGGAGACGGACAAAATGTTGAAATTATCAAAAGCCTCAAAGATGCCAAGTCGCTCGTGGTCACTGCAAGCGCTCGACACTTGTCCAGCTTCACGCAAAGCTGACGGGTCACTAGTGGACGCTTGTTCGGGATGCTATGCCACACAAGGTAACTACCGCTACCCAAACGTCAAAGCGCCCAGAGAGCACAACCGGGAAGACTGGAAGCGAGACCAGTGGGCCGATGACATGGTGGCAGAGCTAGACAACGACCGGTACTTCCGATGGTTCGACAGTGGTGACGTGTACGACGTACGCCTAGCTAACAAACTCTTGGAAGTAATGAAGCGCACACCATGGTGCAACCATTGGCTGCCTACTAGAATGCACAAATTCACCAAGTTTCGCCCAGTGCTGGCACAGATGGAAGCATTACACAACGTGGTAGTTCGCCTTTCATCCGATAGCATCACCGGAGAGACTATCGAAGGCGCTACAACGTCTACCATAGCCACACCGGACAGTGTCCCTAGCACTGCTACAGTATGCGAAGCGTACACACGAGAGGGCAAGTGTGGGGCTTGTCGGGCATGTTGGCAAAAAGACGTTTCTGTAGTAGCGTATATTGGACATGGCCGAAGCATGGTCAAAAAACAAAGCAACATAATCGCCATAGCGGCGTAATGGGAGAAACTAGCATGACATTCGGACACTACACAATTTGGTACAACCACGAGAACCACGTCTGGGACATCTACGACGGACGCAAGGGCTTCAAATACCCAGAGTACACCGTGAACAATTACTCGCGTCTACTTTGCACACTACGCGATAAGCTGTCTAGGTTTGACACAGACCGCAACCGTGGGTTATTCTACCGCTTCACTAGATTTATAAGGAGACTTAGAAATGTTTGAACAATGGCAACCGTGGTGGGACGTGGTATTTTTACTGTCAACGGGTGGTTTACTAACGCTTTGGCTATACATCAAGGGGGAGCCGGACGAATGAATTTTATAATTCCGCTGGTGGTTGTATTAGTCTTTCCGTTTATGTTACCATTCATAGCACTAATAGTTTTAGTGGCGGTACTAAATAAGGCTAAACCTAAACCAGCGGAAAACTTTGGAGATATACAAGATGACTAGAGAGACATGGGAAATGTGGGCAAACGAGTATCAGGAGTACTACGAGGACGATACCCCTGTATACCCTGACGACATGGAAGAATTCAAGAAAGAGGAGCAAAAGGTGATTGACGAGGTCATACGAGCCATACAGGGGCTGTCAGCATGACGTACGCAGAGTACGAGCTGGGTTACTACATGGGGGACTCTGAAGACGACTCAGGGCCTACAGAGGACCCAGAAACACAGGCCATGCTGGAGCACCTCATTGAGTACGAGACTGAGATGTACCGCTTGAATTGCAAAAGACGACTCTCTGGCTGTACATACAAACAGCTTAAGGGTCTACTTATTAACTTACATGGAGAGGACTGGAAAAATGCGCTGTAGAGCTTGCGATAAGATACTAGAGGACTCAGAACTAACACGGAAGGACACACATGGCAACTTTCTTGATCTTTGCGGTAATTGTCTTTCTGCTTCTGCTAATGCGGGAGTAGACCCTGATACTATGAACTATTACCAATATGAGGTATTTACAGACGAGGACAAATGTGATACCCTCTACTAAGGTATACATAAGTATATATACTAAAGAGTAAACAGTAGTAGTTACTACTAAAGTAAACCTAGGGAGAAACTTAAGTTACGTTCATGTTCAAACCCTTATTAACGACGAACACGTCAATATGGTTTGATTGAGAGGCGTAAGTAGTGTATACTATTAGTATGTTCTGAGAAAAAGCAGAACGTAACCCAAAGCAACCATCAGCCGCGCCTAGCGGCGACTACGGAGATTATTCCATGACAGCAACGACAGTAGAAGGCATAGTTAACTTCAGCAAACTCACCGAACACGACGTGTACAACGGTCAGGACACTGGAGCCTATTCCATGACAATTACAATGTCAGAGGACGACGCGTCCACCCTTGCGGCCAGCGGTATCAAAATCAAGGACTACCAAGGCAACAAGCAACGCAAGTTCAAGTCTAAGTACGACATCAAGGTGTTTGACGCAGACGGCAACCCGTACAACGGAGAAGTACCCTATAACTCCACAGTACGCCTGAAGTACAAGACGGGACCAGCGCACCCAGTACACGGTGTGTCTACCTACCTTGAAGCAGTAAAAGTCCTTGAGGAAGCTGAAATGGCTGTGGGCGATGCCGCAGACTTCTAAGTTCCTACGTCACGAGAGTTGTCCGGAGTGTGGTTCTTCGGACGCTCTCGCTATTTACGACAACGGAGG